GACTAAGGCGTCGGTCGGGCCTTCGAACGTGTACCAATGGTCCGCCGGGACGAGCAGCTCATCCGGTCTGAGCGTGCCGTCCCGCAAGTCCTTGATTTCCTGCTCGGTGAGCGCGTAGCCGTCCCACCAGGCCAGGTTCTCGATCTCGATGTTGAAGGCCGGATCGAGCGAGGCCCCGAATTTGTTGAAGGCCCCGAACTTGACAATGCCGGTCGCCGTGTCGATCGTGGCCTGGCTGTGCGTCTTCTGGTCTTGGAGCACGCCGTTGATGTAGAGCTGCCGTCGGTTGCCGCCCTTCCAGAGCACCGCGACATGGAGGACAGTGTCGGCCTGAATCGGGGCGGAGATCTTGCCGGAGACGCCGTCGAAGTCGGCGCGGATGGCATCGCCGCCGCTCTGGACCGCCACAGCTCCGCGATCGCGGAAGTCGGCGATGTTCGTCAACGATCCCGGAGCCGTGATCGGGGCCGGAAAGCGCGCGAAGAACGCGATCGAGGCGTCCGCCGCGCCGCTGAGGAAGTTCTTGCTGTTCCAGCCGAGCCCGTCGTCGCCGTGAAATCGAATAGCCATTAGCTGAAGAGTTCCCGCACGTGGGCGATTGTTTCCGCCGGCCGCAGTTTGCGCCCGGCTTGGATCTCGCCTGACCGGCCACGCCGCAACTGCCCGGTGCCGGGGTTCAGGCGCCCGGCCTCAAGCCCATCCTTGCCCGCGACCGGCCTGCCGTCGCGGTCGAGCCATGCGAAGTACACGTCGCGCGTGAATCGCCGAAGCCGCTTTTGCACGGCGGCCCGAATTGCGGGGCTTGAGGCAGTGTTGAGCCACCAGAAACCCGGCAAGCCGGGCACGGGAACAAACCCTCCGCGCTCCCGATCGGCTTCGGCGTCCGTTGCGCCAAGCGCCTCGCGTGCGACCTCCACCGAGGCCTCACGCGCGGTCTCAAGGTCGTCTTCGTGGACGACGATGATGTGACGATGCGTCCAATTGTGGCCGAGAAATGCCATTAGTTGTCTGTGAACCAGTTGGACAGGTCAATGATTTGTTGGTTGCTCAACGCTTGATCCGAAGCCCATAAGTGCGCGGCGTCGAATTCCGTGAATCCCGCGCTGGTCGTGTTGCCGCCGATCCGGCTGATCCCGCCGGCGCTCAATGCCCCGCTCCCGACCGTGCCAGTCCCGATCGATGTGCCGTTGCGCCACACTTCGACCGTCGTTCCATTGCGGCGGATAGCGAACACGTCACCCGATTCAATGGCCGTTGTGAACTCAGCCGTTGTGCCGTTCACTTCAATTGCAAAGTCACCGCCGAAACTGATCGCCAGCTTGTATCGTCCAGTGCCGGAATCCGATTCGTCATAGAGCGCGACACCCGTTGGCAGCGGAGTCGGGATTTCGGCGATCTCTATGATATGCGTGAACGGTCGCGTCCGTCTTGTCGATACGATCGTCCGTGCCGTCGAAAACCACGCGGTCCGGGCTGTCCAGGAATGTCGGCTTGGCGGACGTGCCGCCGCTGGTGGACGCGAAATTGTTACCGCCGATCGCGTCGAGCCACTCTTGCACCGGGTCGCCCGGATCGGCCTCGCTCTTGGCCACGCCAAGCGTGAGGCCGACGCCATTGTTGTCAGTAAGGTCGTTTGCCCCGTGACTGTCCTTGCGCGTGCCGGAAGCTTCGTCGAACTCCCAGTAGGCTTCCAGCCCCCAATCCGACTTTTGCTGGGCGGTCAATTCGGCATAAGCGAGTCCATTCCCGCCGTTGTAGAGGCTAGACTCAATGTCCGTAATGAGGCCCGCAATTGCACCGGGCGGCTTGCCGAGCGCGGGTTGGTCAATCGCGCCGGGAAAGAATAAATCCGGCAGGACGCCGTTCTGAATCGCGCCAAACATAATCGGCGTGGTAGTGTCATTTATACTACCCCCATTAACCAAGAATCGATCAAACGAATTGGCCGCGTTAATGGAGATGTTGAGTGACTCATTGTCAATGTCCCGCCAAAACAAGAGGAAATACCACTGGCCGACAGCCAGGTTGAACCCCGTGTCGAGGATTTTGTCCCCGTTCGCGTTGACGCTGGCGCTGACCTCGGCAGTGTCGCCCCGTAGGCGAAGCCTCCAAGACTGGCCGTCGCTTGAGGCCGCGTCGAACTGGCCGGCGATAGACATGGTTGTCGAGAGAAGTTCATCCAGCTTGACCCAGCACGCGACCCAGAATTCCGTTTTCCCCGACAGACTCAGCGACGCGTTGTCTGGGATGCTAAGGTGATGCGATTGCGCTTCGTCGAACAGCGCCGCGCCCTGCGCGTTCACCCCCTCGTCAGCCCGAAGCCAGATGAACCGGCCGGGCGCTGTCGAGGGCGTGACTGGCACAACAGCCCGGCGTCGGCGGAGGATTGCCACGCGCTTTACCCGAGAACTCGAGGCGCGGCGTCCGGATTGAGGGATGAGCGGCATTAGCGGTTCTTCGATCGGCGGGATCGGTTGGGCTTACGCTCGGCGGTTTCGTCAGGCTTGGGCTCCGGTTCAGGCTCAGCGCCAATCGTGATCGACGCTTCGTCAGTCGCGGCTGAGGCCGCTGCCCCAGGCTCAATCGGCTTGTCCTGGCCGCAGTAGTGCAGGGCCTCCTCAAGCATTTGCGTTGCCGCATCGTGGCGCGCCTTGATGACGAGGTAGTGCTTGCGCGCCTCGGCCAAGATGCCCGGCCGATCGACCATCGGTGCTCGGCCCGCCTGCGCCAAGAGCTTCGCGAGCGACCGATAGTCCGCGTCTTTCATAGCGCGGTCGCGAAGTCGGGCCATGTCCACGCCCGTGGACCGTAACGCATCCGCCAAATACTTCCGACCGCCCTCGAAATTCACATCCATACCCGCCTCCAAGTGTGTGAGAGCCGGGCGGTCGTGCGCCCGGCGGCCCTAAGGTGGACGCTTTTGGTGTTACGATGCGGCGAAGGCCGTGATTCCCTCAACCCAGGCGTGATGCGCCGGCTTGCCAACATCGATCGCGAAGTCGGCGATCCAGTCGGCTTCGAAGGCGTCACCGCGCCGGCCGCGTGGAAACCAAGATTCCTGCCGCCGATGCCGCATTTTAACCTCCGAAGACTCCAAGCCGAAGGCCGTCTTGGGTCGGAGTTGCGTGCTCAAAATAATGGGCACATCACCCAGGAACGGCGAGGAAAACGTCTTGATGTCGACGCCCAATTCAGTCTGCCCGGCGTCGATCCGGACAAGCGGGTGGCCCCAGATTGAGAAGCCCTCCATCCAGTCCGTGGAGACCACCAGGATGTCAACATCCGAGCCGTTTGCCTTTGCCTTCTCGAAGACGTCTCGGACGAGGTCCTCGGGACTGTAGCTGCCCTTGTTTGTCGGGTCGGTCGTGAGCGTGTTGGCGGCTTTTGCGAATTCGCGGATGCCGCGCATCTTGGCGCGGCCCGTCGAGCTGTCGGAGTCCGATTCGCCGATGCCGTAATACAGGATGAACTCGACGTCCCGGACCATCTCTTCCAGCTTTTCCCGCCGCGCCTGTTCAATCAGGTTGGCGTCCGAGTCCGCCAACGCGGCGTTCATTTCCGCGGACAAGCCGCCGACCTGGACTGGGTACTGGAAGGTTTGCAGGTACTGCGTGACCGAGGACCGGGCCGCGCGGTTGGCCGTCTGGTCAACCTCCGCGCCCGTCCGGCTGTTGCCGATCAGTTGGACGGCGGCGCCGTTTGAGTGCGTTGCGGCGGTCGTGCCCTCGACGCCGCGCACAACCGTGATGTCCGCGCCACCGGCGTCAATCGCCGTGACTTCGATTCGCTCAGTCCCGACTTCGAGCACGTCGCCAACCATCAGCGGCGTGTTGTCGTTGAGCGTGACCGTCGTTGCACCGGTCGTACCGATGTCCGCGCCGAGCGTATAGTCACGCGTCCTCGGGTCGGCGAAGAACAGTTTGAACTCCCGCGCGGTCACCGGCTCGCGGGGCAGCCGCGCGACGAGCGGGAACTGGTTGATCGCCAATTCGCGGGCGAAGGCGTCGAAAACGTTCGGAATCTCGGGAGAGAGTTCCTTCGGGGGCAGGATGCCACGAACAGCCATCGGATGATCTCCGTTGTGTTAGGTGTGATTAACACGACGGGTCATCCGGCGTCTGGAAACAAGATTTACGCTCAAGCCGTGCGATTGCGGCCCACGAGACTGTATTTGCCCGACTGCTTGGCGCGATTGCGCTCGAATTCGATCATCATTTCGCCCGCGCTCTTGGCCTTCTCCTCTTGCGCCGGCGGGCCAGGCTCGGCGTCGGTCGCACCGGAGCCACCCTTTTGGTCGGACAGCAAGAGCAGCTTGTACGTCGGGTGTTGCAGGCGCTCGCGGATCACGTCGGCCGCCGGCCGGCCCGTGGCGGCCTCGACGACCTTGACCTCTCCGTTGTCGTTCAACCGCGCCTCGAACTCGCCCGCCAGTTGACTGGCCGCGAAATTCGCGGTCGCCTGGGGATCGTCGCCCGCCCACTTGTAGCCGCCGAGCGCCGAACTGATGGCCCGCTGCTTTTCCGCCGCCAGCAGCCGGTTTTGCGTGTCGCGGTATTTCGTTTCCGTGGTGGTCAGTCGGTCTTCGTAATCCTTGCGCACCTTTTCCAGCGCGGCCTCAACGCCCTCCTTGTCGGCCAGTGCCTTGGCCTTTTGTTGTTCCTCGGCCTTCAGCCGCTCTTCCTGCTGCTTCTGGGCCTCGTTGTATTTTTCCATCGCCTCTCGGTAGCGCTGGTATTCATCCACCGTGAGCGATACAGTTTTCGGCTCGGGGTTCGGTTCGGGCTTCGGTTCCGACGCCTCGGCCTTGGGCTCTTGGTGCTTGGCCTGATTGGCCTGTTCCTGCCCTTGCTTCGGTTCCGGCTCGGCGTCTTCAGTTCCGCCGCCCTCGCCCGCCTCGGGGTTCAAGAGAATTCTCATGCGTCACCTTCCGGATCGAGTTCCGGCTCATCCTCGTTGTCTTGGTCCAGATCGTCAGCGTCCTCATTGTCTTCAGCGTCTTCATCCAGTTGCGCGTCATTCGCCTCCCGGCCGAAATCCATGACCGGCGGCAGGGCGTTGCGCCGCTCTTCCTTCATCTTCGCCTTGGCGGCGATCGCGGCCTCGATTTCCTCCCGAAGTCGCCGCTGCAAATCGTCCGGAAGGCCGACCAGGACACGCTCAACGAGCCGGGAGATCAGCTCGGTCTCGGTTTCCGGCAATTCGCCGGCGTCACGCATGGCCGCCTGGACATCGGCGATGGCTGCGTTCGGTTCTTCGTGGTTCAGCAAATCGAACTGCTTCGGATAGACAATTTGCACACGACCCAGTTCGGCATCGGTCGCCCGGCCATCGGTCGCCACCTGAACCACCAGCCGGCCGATCGATTCCTCCACGGCCGCCAAGCCCTCAGCCAGTGTCGCGAGCAATTCGTTGCGGTCACGATGATCGAAGCCTTTGGACACGCCCGACTGCGCTACCGTCGAACCGCCCATGCCGGATGACCCCGCCGGCTTGGTCAGGGCGTTGGAGCGATCGACTTCGTCGCGCAGTTTGCTGAGATTGGATCGGAGCGACTCCGCCGCGCCCTTGGGGAAATCGACAACCTCGAACCCCTCGTAGGTCGCGGAGCCGCCGCTGGTGTTCTTTTTCTTCGGCAGCAGCCAGCCCGGACCGACTGGCACCGAGCCATCAGGCTGAACATAGTCCTCAGGGCCCTGGAGCAGCGGGTGGGCTTGCGTCGTGTCCGACAGCATCAACTCCGAGTCGCGGTTGTAGTACTCGCGTTGGCGTTCAGCGGTCGATTCCATCGGCGACAGCCCGATCGCCCGGTCGCGGGGCTTCGGCCGCAAAACCAAGCGTTCCTGCGGCACGCGGCCGAACGGATGCTCGGCGCGGGCGATCAGTTCACCCTCGCCGTTGTATAGGCGCCACTCGGAAGCCGTCCAATGCCGATACCGAGACACGCGATTACCATCAGCGTCTTCGGTGAACTCTTCGTTCAGCACTTCCTCGTACTGGCCGTTGCGATTGCGCCGCCACCAGAAAACATGCTGAGGCAGGATGATCGTGGCCTCCACGCGATCGAGCCGCCGAGCTTCGGCATCAGCCAGCGTGATCGGGCCGCCATCAAGCGTGTAACCCGGCGGGTGATCGACCAGCACGTCGAGCGTGCCGAGCGTCAGTAACAGACGCGCGATCTCATCCCGCATCCAGGTGTCGACGCTCATACGTCGGCCGTTGACGTCGACAATCCAATTCAGGTAGGCCTCCGGCCCGTCGCGGCGGATTTCTTCGGCGAAGATGCGCGCGATATGCTTGTCGGTGGCCTCGGCCACAAAGTCCGGGACCGGCGTGCGGATCAGCCGGAGGGTGAAATCATCCGAAAGGTCACGCTGTCCAGCCTGCTGGCTCCCGACATGCGCAAAGGCGTCTCCCGGCGACGGATACTCGCGTTTGTGCCGCACGAGGTTGCGCAGCGGGAAGCCCCGGCTGTCTTGCCCGTAGGATGCCCAGCGGTAAGTGTCGCCGCCCTCAAGCGAGTCGAGCAGCCAGCGCCAATGCGTGGCATGTTTCTCCCAGGACGGGTGACGCTTTTTGACAATGTCAGACGGCATGAGCTAGAAGACCTTGCCGGATTGGACCGTGGCATACTTGGGAGCCGGCCGGCGACCGTCGGGGAACCGAGCGCAGAGTCCGCCGCGCAAGGCGTCCATCAGGTCCTCATGCGGGTGCTGCGGGTCCTCCGGCCAGTCCATCCACTGCCCCGCCCGCTTGGCCCGCCGGTAGTGCTGAAACGCCGCGATCAGGTTTTTGCACCGGGGATGAACGGCGATCGAACATCCGCCGGCGGCGGGTGCAACGAACGACTCCACCAGCGCTAGACCGTCGGCCACGGGACGCAGGGGCCAGGGCTCGGCCTTCAGCCCCGACCGCTCATATTCACCCAGCACCGTGGGGCCGACCGCCGTTCTTGCTTTGCCGGCCGGGTCGGTGTAGATGGCATCACGACGATCGTTGCACAGGCTGCGCGTCGTTTCGAGGATGGCGGCAGCGCTGGCCCGCGCGGAGATGCCCTCGGACAGATAGTCGCCGAACACGCGGATCATCGGCCCGGAATCAGCGACTTGGAACCAAACGCAGGACGTGAACACGCCCGAGTCGATCGCGAGATAGACAGGCAGCGCTGGATCATATTCACCCGCCTGGGCATCGACCATTTGCGGCGGCGTGTTCGGGAACCACAGGCCCTCGGAGCGAGGGCCGGCGCAAAGGTAGTCGGCGCCGAAGACTGAAGCGGAGACGATTCGCGCCTTCTGAATCAAGGCGTCGATCGCATAGTGGCCGGCCGACCGCTTCGCTTTCGGCTCCGGGCGCCCGGACCGGCGGGTGGGCCGGACATCCGCATGACAATACGGTCGGATTGGACATTCGGGGCAGTTCTGATACAGTTCCGGACCATCGACGCGCGGGCCGCTCCGCTCGGCCTGGCATGGCTCCAGCACGTCGAAGATGCAGAACGTCCATTGCGGCCAACCGGCCTCGAAGGCCTGATCACGGAGCCGCGCCATCGGCCCGCCGACACGGTGCCATGTGCTTGTCATCGCCAATGAAGCGCGGGCGCTGTCCGTGCTGACGCACATGCCCATCGCCTCATTCCGCAGGTCGTCATCGATTTCATCGACCTCGTCAAGCCGCAACGTCGGCACGTGCGGCCCCCGAACGCTCTTACTCGACGCGGCGAGAATGCTGACCTCGGAGCCGGTGGCGTATTCGGTCACGCTTGCGGTGTTCCGCACATAGAGTCCGGCCGGTGTCGGCGGCCTGGCGAACTGTTGTAAGGCCCGGTAAATCTGTTGCGACTGCGCCAGCGATCCGCCAAGGACCTTCGTGGCGTGATTGCGTCGCGCGGTCGAATCCAAGTGTATGGCAAACGCGGACAGGAACGACTTTCCACCGCCGCGCGGGCCGGTGACGAGACTGACCGAGGGCCGCTCCAGACACCACGATTCCAGGAAGTCGAGCGGCGACGCATGGCCTGGGCAGACCGCCTCGGGCGGTAGCACCAGGCCATACAGGCGGGCGATTTCGGCGAGTTTGTCACGATTGGCCCCATTCGCGGTCACGGCGATTACTGGCCCTTGATTCCGGCGATCCGGCGCACGGACTCGACAAACATCGCGACTTCGGCGTCCATGTCGTGCGACTTCGCCAGTGCCGGTCGCTGTTCCAAACCGAGAAGTTTTGCCTTCATCCCCATGAGTTGAAGCAGCACGCGGGCCGCGTCGTAGTCCCCCTGTAAAGCCGCTGGCATGTAACGGTCGATCACCTGCTCGCAACGCGCGACATCGATATGTCGTGCGTAGTCCAGTGACTCCCGAGCCCGCCGTTCGATCGCCCGGTACGCGGCGGACATGGCCGTATCGGCTGAGGCATAGCCCGCCTCTTGGGCGACCTGGGGCCATGTCAGTCCACGCGCGCGGGCCTCCAGGGCGCGGACCTGCTTTGCGTCACGGTCGCCCTGGTTCCGCCTCGCGGCCGCCTTGCGTCGCTCGGGCACAACTTACCGCCGCTCCCCGGTTTCGGGCTGCTGTCGAGCCTCACGCTCGATCAAAAACAGTCGCTCGTCATCGTCACAGACGAGATCGACTGACTGCCCCGACTTACTGGGCCGGACAATGATTCGAAACGATTCACCCGATGCCTGGTGCGTGATCAACACGGACTGGCCAGGGCCCCGACGCACAACGTACACGTTCAATCCTCGCTTTCCGATTTCTTGGCCGTCTCGGCGTCTGATTTGTGTCCGCCCATTCGTCCCTCCTCAATCCGCTTCAACAGCCGTTCGTGCAGTTCCAGCAAGAACTCGGACTGCGACTGCGCCTTGACCTTGTCGTGTTCGCGTCGGTGTTCGAGATGCTTGAAGGCCATCCGCGCCAAGAGGACGATCACGGCGCCGATCGACAGCGACGCGCCGCCGGCCAATGCCTTGACGTCGTCAAGGGTGGTCCCTGATTGCTGCTGGGGCTCGGCCTGCAACACTTGCTCGATAGTGAGGCCGCAGTACGGCGAGTGCGGCAGCGCGCCGGGCGCCACGGCCAGGCCGAGCATCACGCCGCCGCCGAGCAGGCAAAGCAAGGCCGAGAGGTCGATCGATTTGCCGAGCATGAGCCCGCCCCCTTAAAGAAAAAACAGGGTGATCAAGGCCGTCAGCGTCGTGAGCGCCCTGAGCGCCACGCCGCAAAGGAAGATCAGCCACAACACGCCAACGATGTCGAACTCAGGGGGAAGCATCCTTGCCCCGGTCAGCCGCGTCAGCCAGGGACGCGCCGCCATAGCCCAAGGCGGCAGCGAGAACGCCAATCAATTGGGCGGCTTGGGAAGCCATCTCCTCATTCGGCTCGCCTCCAAACGATCCCGCCAAGAGGGCGATCAGAAGGCCGATTGTTCCGGCGATCGAAAGCGCGTCGCGTCGATTGAATTTCATGTCTGGATCCCCATGTCGTGCAGTAACCGCTTAGAGCGGTCTAGGCTCTCGGAGACTTGATCGCGGTCACGCGTGACCTGCGCGATTTCTTGTTTTGTCTTTTCCAGCTTCTCGCGGAGCCGCTCGTTTTCGCGCTCGACCGCGTGCATGTGCCGCTTCTCGATGTGGTCGACCCAGCCGCGCACAAACCAAACACCGGCGGGCGTCAGGATGGACAGCGCCGTGGCAATCGCGACAACCCAAAGCGGCTGGCTCTCCGCGTAGGCGACTACGGCGACGCCCATGTTTGCGGCCGAACCCGACAGAGCGATGATTTTCGAGGGCAGGTCCAATTGTGGCAGATGGAACGCCATTTCAGTTCACCCTTACGCCGCGATAAATTCGGGTTTGCCCGTTTTCCGTGATGGCGATTGTCGCCTCCCGGCCGTCGGGTGGTTCAGGGCTAGGTGGCGGTGGAGGCTCGGGATCGGGCGTGGGATCAGGCTGATCTCCGCCCCCCGGCTCCCAGCCTACAAACGCCAAGTCGGTGCTTGGCGTGAAGTTAGTCTTCTGCGGATAATGCCGCTGCGACCACTCCCGATCCTTCGGGCCGGGTACGCGCAATTGAGGCATATGGCTGGGGTTCATGAAATTTACGCCGCCGCGCAAGTGCGGACACCCGAGGCTATGCCATATCTCATGGATCCATGTCGATAAGAGGAGGAGGACCGAGAGGTCAAAGGATGGATTGAGGCGGTGCCAGAGCCGAGCATCCGGCGCCATGCCACGCTGAGCAACTTGGGCCAACCCCAGCACGCCAGGGCCAAGCCATCGACTTGAGCCGGTTAGGTTCGCCTCGCTCGGCGACTGAACCCGGACGAATCGCACGCCGCAAAGGTTGTGCGCGATATGGACTAGACGATCCCAAATCTGTTCGACAGTGCGCGTGCGCTGGAAGGAATCATTGCTATCCGGGATTTTGTCGAACGCCCAATGCACGCGAATCGGCTCATGAGTCCAGAACGTGACGCCACGCTCAAGCACGTCGATCCTGTCTTCGATCGCCGCCTCGATGATCCGCTTGTCGGGCTTGACCTTCTCGCTTTCGACGGGCAAGCCGTCGCGGTTATAATCGATGTCCGGCCGGGCGCAACATGGGCGACTCAGGTTCGCAAACAGCGCTTCAAGCGGCTGGCCTGGCTCCAGTTCATTGAACCTCACATAGGCCTCGATCGCCGGGCGCATGGAGGTCCAAGTCTTGGGCAGCCAGCGCGAATTAAGCATCGCGCCATAGCCACGCGACTCAAGCGCCTTGTACGTTTCGGCGAGAAGTTTTCGTTCAGGTGAATCAGCCACGGCTAAACACTCGCGTTAAGCAGTAGACACCGACAAGAGGCGCGGCGGACAATGCCAGGAACATTATGAAAAAGAACAGGCTCGGTTCGCCGAAGTACCACCACGTGCGCTCAATCGAATCGAACAAGATCATGACTGGCAAGATGATGAATGCCAGGCTGGTCAGCAGCCACTCAGGCTTTCCCATTTTTGGCAGCCTTTCCATTGGCGGAGTGAATTGACAATGGCTCGCTTTCCGCATCTGGCGAAACCCAAACGCATTCCGTGCGGGGGCAGTACTTCATGCCGTTACCTGGGCCGCGAACTTTAGAGCCCCTCCCTCTGTTGGGGGCGTGACAAGCGGTAGAAAATCTCTTGCATTCCCACCCCGCCGCCGCCAACGGTTCGTAGATCGCGTGATCGTAGCCACTCACAACAGCCTTTCCCTTCAAGCCCAGAAGCGCGTCAACTAAAGATGCATGATGGTCGTTTTGGCATTCGTGCTTATACTTCGCGCGGCTTCCCTTCGCTCGCGTGTCTAGCACGTAGGGCGGATCGCAGTAGAAGACAGTCTCCGGGCTGTCCCAATAACGGATGACTTCCAGGGCGTCACGGTTGTCGATCTGCGTGGTCATCAACCGGTGCCGCCAGGCGTCCAATAAAGACTGCCGCATCAGCCAGGAATTGACGTTTTTGGCCACTCCGCCGCTAGAAATGAACACTTGGCTCCATTGTCCGACCGATCTTGCTTCGCCGCTGAACCCCTGATTCTGCGCGACGAACCACGCCCACGCGCGATCGACATTCGGCGGTTCCGGCATCGGTTCGGCAAGCGTCTCGAACGCCCGCGCGAATTCCGCTCTGGCGTAGAGCGTGTACATCACCCTGTGCCGCAATTCCCCGAACGACTCCCGGTCCTGCAGGACGCGGAAGAGGTTGACGATATCGCCGTTCAGATCATTGAGGACCTCCACGGAGTGGGTCGGCTTATTGAAGAAGACGGACGCCGCGCCACAGTAGGGCTCGACATAGACCTTGCCGTCCGGTATAAGGGGCACGATCTTCGCGATCATGTGGCCCTTGCCGCCGTAGTATTCGAACGGAGCCCTCAATCGCGGCGGCTTGGCCTCAATCACTGGCGGCTCTCCCAGCGGTTCAGCGCTCGCCAAAAGCGCACAAGCTCCCTTTTGGCCTCAGACGGATTGTCAATAGGCGCAAAGTAGTCGGCGGCGCGCCCCACCGCTACGGCAAACGTCCGGTCGTTGGTCGCCAAGGCGTCGAGCGTGTGACTCGCCAGCATGGCGGCCGTCGCCGGGCCGTCCATGCTTGCCTCGGAGTCGTGGACGGCCTTGCACGCCCACCCCATTTTGGCGACAAGCCCGGCCTCCTCACTCTCGGGGACGACGCTCAACACGCGCTCAACCCGTTGGTCCCACTTTTCAATCGGATCGTCAGGCTCAGGCTCGGGCTCAGGCTCAGGCTCAGGCTCGGGCTCAGGCTCAGGCTCAGGCTCGGGCTCAGGCTCAGGGACCGGCGGTGCTGGCGGGCTTGGCCGGTCCGGAGGCTCCGGCGCGTCAATCGGTGGCCGCGAGTCAGCCGGACCGACCAAGTACCACAGTTCGCCGTCGCTCGACTGGTAGACGCGAATGATTGCCGGCTGAGACGTTTTGATTTCGACCAGCGGCTCTTGCGAATAAGCCGGGCGCTCAAAAACCGCCACATACGCGGCATAAATCGCCAGCCAGGCGACAACCCAGAGAGCGACACGGTGCCAGAGCGAGGGGCGATAACTCATGATGATTCCGCCTCCTCATTCCCATCTCGAAACGCGACCGACGCCCGGCGCCGGACAGCCTCCATGCACGCCAAGACCAGGCATTCCGTCGCCTTGGCGACGATCTCGTTTTCGCGGCTGATGTCCGCCGAATCGTAACCCTCGGCGCGCTCGCCAATCGCGGGCGTCAGGGCTGTCACGAGTTGGGCGTAAACCTGCAGTTCGTTCAGCGCATTGGCAGCCTCGGACAGCCTCTCGGAATGATCGAGATTCAGTTCGGTCATCTCCCGGCTATGGGCCGTCTTCATTCGCAGCATTTCAAGCTTGTGCCCCAACTCAGAGGCCGCCTCGCCGTGCTCATCCTCGTCATCACCCCAGCCGCTCAAACGGGACTCCGGCCAGATGGCGCAAACAGCCGCGGCCACAAGCGTCAGCAGCACGGCACCGATCATGACATAAAACAATATCTTCCATTCAAGAGGCACGAATCGGGACCCCTATCTCGCTCGGTTTCGTCTCTGGGGCAAGAGCCGCCCCTCACAAACGAGGCGACCGTCAATGATCAGGTGCGACCGCGCGGAGAAGACGCCCGACGGCCATGCGAATTCGAAGGTGCGGAAGCCCTGCTGCCAGTCCGGCTCTGTCACGTAGTCCATGTCGGGCGCATGGCAGAGGTGCCCGGTCGCAAAACCCGCGCGCACGACCCCGCCGGCGTGCGTCTCGTAGAAGTCTTGAAACTTGTGGTGGTGTCCGAAGACGACCGTTGTCCTGAGCTTGTCGAGCAAGTTCTTGGCGATGTGTTTTGCGCCGCCGCCGCGTCCGCGCAGGTCGCCATGCAAAAAGCTGACGGAGCCGAGCTTGATGCGCGTTTGGTTTGGGTAGTAGTGCCACTCGGGCGGCATTTCAGCCGCCCTCGGCAATTCGAGGGCTCGAAGGCGGAACAGGCCGGGGTTTTGCAGTTGGTGCCGCCTCATGCGGTGTTCATGATTGCCCTCGATCACGATCGTCTTGGCGCCCCGGACCGCATCCCTCAGCGCCCCCCACAACGGGCGCCCAGCGTCATATTCGTCTTGGACTTGCGCCGCCCGCGTGGGGTCGCGCTGATGTTCCGAGATCGAATAGCAGTCGAATAGGTCACCGCCAAGGATCACCAATTGCGGCCGGAAGTCACGAGCCAGGCCGAGTAGGCATTCCCAAGCCTCGGAATCGTGGAACGGCACGTGCAAATCCGAAACGAACAGCACGCGACTGGGCCGGGTCGGTTCGCAGACGACGCGACGGTCACTTTGTGGCCGATTCGCCGCTCCCAGGTGCGCCGGGGTTTTGGCCTTGAGTCGCTGGCGTCGCCGGTTCACCGTCGATGGCGCAACACCCAGCCTTTGGGCCGCCGCGCGATCGGATAAGCCGGCCATCCCGAGCAGGTCGGCGTCCGGATTGTTTCCAGGCTGACGCGGCAAGGACCTTAAATCCGCACGGTCCGCCGACCGTCGAATGTCTGGCGATCCTTGATGTCGCGCCTCAGCTTCTTCAGCATCGACGTTTCCTCGCCCGACGCCAGTGAATCCTCCAAGACCCACAGCGCGTCAGACAGGAACGCGAGCATGTCGGAGCGGCTGTAGACACCTTTCGGCTCTTCGCTTTCCGCTTGGAATCGCCGCAGGATCGCCAGCTTGTCAGCCCGACTCGGCTTGTTGACGTTCATCGTTTGCCACGGCGAAAGTGTCCCATCGCCGCCTCCAGATCGTCGTTGGATGTCTCGCTCACGACCTCAAGGGCCGCCCGCACAAGATCGCGCGCTTCCCTCTCCGACTCATCACCGCGCCATAACACTAAGCCCGGATCGCCTCGCATCGCGGCGCGATTCAGTTCCCGCTCGACCTCCAATTCGAGGTTCGTGCGCATCCAGATTGCCCGCAGGTTCCAAAACTTGGGCTCGACCATGCGCTGGATCAGCCGCCGGTTCCGACGCGCTCGGTCCGGGTCACTGAAGGGCTCGGATTCGCGGCACTTCTCGAACGTTTTCCGGGCCGCGAACAGCAAGATTCGGACCGCGAGGTCATCGACAAGCGGTGCCACGACACGCGTTGCGTTATGGCGTCGCTGATACCGCAGCGCCGCGTGCTGGGCGAGTTCGATCGCCGCGTTCGCCTGATGCCCGCCCGCTTCGAGACTGTCAACGGCCATGGCTGCTCCTCAATTCAGACTGATGTGCTCGTCCGACGGTGACAGCGACTCCGCCACATTGTCCGGCCGATCGAGGACCTCAGCAAGCCGAACGCGCCGGGACATGCGCCGCACATGGCGCGGAGTTACGCCGAGCACCAACGCGATCTCATCGACCGGCCAACCGCGTTCGGACAATTCCTGGGCCGCCAGTCGCCGTAAGTATCGCCTGTATCTCCCCATACCTTGGACTCGGGGTGGGACATTTTTTGACCGTCAAAACGACGCAAGTCCCTGGCATCATAGTATATGGCGATGGGCAAAAGTGGACAATCTTAACCTTGGTATCAGCATATGCCTTATCCTTTACGCCAACACGAACTAGACCGCCTCATCGAGGAGCAGGCGGCGGACGATAGCACCGATCGAGCCAGCAGTGAGAGCCAGGTCATCCTCGAATGCGATTTGCCCAGGCTCCCGGATGGCCGTCGCATGAAACTGGAAGACCTAAAAGGCTCGCGCCCCGACCCGATCGATGAGCGGCGGGAACCACGAAGTCACACAGAGAGCGTGAGATCGCTGCATCGCCTGCCCCGCAACCCCACTGTTCACGTTTTTCTCGGACACCGGCCTTGGCCGGGACCACGGGTTGGCGGGGCATGTCCGGTGTGCGCGAATCGGACGCTTCGGGGTGCGGAATACTGTGGTCGCTGCGATCGCTGCGCGTATGATGGACGCAAGCGTTACGTGGGCGAGCCGGTAGACAGCCGGCTCAACGAGGGCTGGAACTATTCCCGAAAGCCCCGAGAAGACGACGGGCTGCGGGGTGGAATCGGAGGCTGAAAATGGACGTCGAAATCACGCAAGACCTGATCACCCACATTGTCAGCGAGAGCCAGGCGCCTTGGCCGCGGCGCAAGGAGGTCTTCGACGGCGCTTATGTTGTTGAGGAGGCGATCGGGGCCGCGATCAAACAACTCGTCAAGCGTCAGAGCCGCGATGCGGTTATGACACTCGTCACAATCGCCACTGACTTCTACAGGCCCGGACCGCCGTCCGTAACTGTCAAGCTTTGGACGGCCCAATACGTCCAAGAAAGGATGGTCGATTGGCGTGCGGCGCGCGCCATCTGCCAACTCGATCCCACTGCGGTAGAATTCATGACAGCCTGGGAGATTTGGCGCGGCGGGAACCGTGACTCACCGCCCGGACCGGTCCGCTTTGTGCTCCCCGACTATTTCGCCTGGAACTTGGGACTGAACCCAGACGAAGAGAAACCCGAGCACGGGGTAGACACCGAAGCGGCCCAGCCGTAAGATCAGGGTAGAGTCCTTCGGTTCTCCTCTTTGCCGAGCAGGCGGTGGCGATTCTTCGTCACAGGCCACCCCGTCAACCCCCTACTCTCTCCCTCTCTGGACCGTCAGGCCGCTCAGCCTCAAGGACCGAGGCCGGGCGGCCTTTTTCGTGCGCCGTCTGAGAGTCCCCAGGATCGCCCGTGTGGGGCGATTGGCCCCTCGGCCAAGGATTCCTCGGTCCCCCCGCTGGGAGCGCCCCTGACGGGCACACAGAAGCCCTCAGCGTATCGAGGGCCTCCGTTCTCCGTCCGTCAACTGTTCGGAAACTCCGAAGAGTTGCTTCTCGCCAACTATCCGGAAATTCCGGAAGGTTGCCTCTGGGACGGAGAGGCCCCATCCCTCCGCTCCGTCTCGTCCCTCCGGAAAGCTGGCTCCGAGCGGGAGCGTTCTCCGTCCGACTTTGGGTCGAGATGGCAAAAAAATCCCCCTAGGGGGGGATTATAGGGGGGGTTCTGATCTATCTTCTCTTAAGAAGCAACTTTCATGCCAAACTGAAATCTGAGCGCAAGTCAGGATTTGGAATAGAGTTGCGACTGGTATAGTGTACATGCGTCAGTGAGGCGCGCGCGCCTCAGTTTGACAGCCGTAAAAGAGGCGCAGCTGCGCCTCACCCCTGAGGCGGCAAGACAGATGTCGGAGCTGAAATGTCTTGGTGTTTCGAAATCGGAATTGCGGAGAGTCAAAATCAAGGTCGTGGAGTCGCCTTCGGTGGCGATTCAAGGTCTCGAACTCAGGCCCTCGGGATGAACGCTCCGCACGTCCGGCACTTCCAGATTTTCTGCCGACGGCCGCCCATGAGTAATCCAGCTAACACCATGAGCGCGCCAATCATCGGGCCGATCACTGTGGGCAGTGTTACAATTCCTCCGGCGATGCCGAGGAGTGCGACAATGACGCCGATTGTGATGCCCAGGCAGTTTCCGCTCGATTGGCTCGATTTCTTCATCGCGCCGCCGCACGCCGAACATTTTGGTCCTAGTTTTGGCACGAAAAAGCCTCCCCTCGGTTGCGCCGCCAGGATACAATCGGAGGTAATCCAATCACCCAGGCGGCGTGAATCCCACGGACGAATGCACGGAGGGCCGGCCGGCTGGCCGGCGTCAATCGTGTCGAGGAATCAAGTCTCCCAGGGCCTTCGCCCTTCGACACTGAAGATTTTTCAGCAAGACTCGGATTCACCCTCCCCCAACAACCAATCCCCATCAACCACGAAGCCCGAGGTCTGGCGCGTACCAGCTTGGTATCTGGCCGAACTTGGGGCCGCCAACCGTGACCTAGTGGTCGAGATAGAGGCCGGGGCGAACGCGCGATTCCGCCACGAATCGTCAGAAATCCCCGGCCGCCCTCCGGCCTGACGGCCTGTTCGACCCGGCCAGGAAATCACCCTCCCCTTCCCTTTGCACTGGCACCTCCGCGACCGGAGGCCGCGCCGGCATTGAGGGCGTCGCAAGCCGGCGGATCACTTCGTCGGCGTCGAGCCGTTCATGGCTTCGGCCGGAGTCATGGATCAGCTTTGAGAGCCGGTCGGCGAAATTCATGGAGGAATCTTTAACCGGGCGGACTCCGTAAGTCTAGTGGCCTCAAGAGCTTCAGCGAAATCCGAGAAAAAAGTATCGGGGTTTGAGAATTTTCTCTCGGAACCCCCTTGATCTTGAAGGAAATCTATCTAGGATGGGCCTCAGAGCGGACGATCGGACACACACACGATCGGGCCGTCAAACATAGGAGACTGTCCAGTGACCAATGAAGAGACGAAGGAGCCGACCCGTCAAGTCGGCTACCACCTGAGAGAGTCCACGGTCCGCCAAGTCCGCCTGCTGGCGGCCACTCTCGACTGCAGGCCGGGAGAGGCTCTCGACCAGCTCGTTCGTTCAAAGCTCCGGGAGATTGGGAGACTGCCGGAGAATGGACAATCCACGCCAACTTCAATCCATGCGGAGTCAAACTGAAACCGAAGGAGCCGACCGATGACCTTCAAACAGTGGAACGATCGGGCCGCGCGATTGGAGTCCCAAACACAAACGTGGGGCGAGCGTTCGCGTGACCATCAACTCACCCGAGCCGCGCGTGAAGGTGCATGGCGCCGCTATCGCGTCTTCCTGCGCGCCTACCGCCGTCACGTCGAGACGACGCCGGACGGCCTCGACGAAGAACAGATCGGCCTGGAGGCCGCCTATCCGCACATCGCGTTCCCCGAGGGCACGACGCCCGAACAGGTCGCCGCGCAAATCGGAGAGGAGGGTGTGGCGTGACGGCTGACGGAAAAAAACCCAAAAGACTCCGCATCTTGGTCATCACCAGCGATGACCAGGTCAAGCGGGCGATCAAAGAGAAGTTCCCATTGGCTGCCATCCGCTTCGCAGACGCGCCATTCGCAGCGGGATTCTTGCTGGCTTCGGATCAGTCACAAGTCCTGTTCGTTGACGACGCAATTGGTGCGTGCGAATCGCGCTCGATCCTGGAACAGGCGCCGGGCTGGCTCCCAGGCGTGCTGTCCTATCGCTTAGTCGAGTCATTCCATCCGTTCCGGCCGTTCGGCAACGAGCGCATTTTGCTCAAGCCGATCGAAAGGATCAAACTCTTGGCGTCTTCCGTCGAAGCGGAGGCCAGAGATCGCGCTTGCTTTTACCGTGACCGCGTGGGCGAGCAATCGGAGGTCACACCATGACAGACCGGGACTTGGCGATGCAGGCACAAGTATGTCTCGCGGCCTGGCAATCCTATTCGGAGCGCAACAATCAGTCCTTCGGAATCAGCGAACGCCTCATCCGCGAATGCGCCCAAACAGGGCAACTTCCTGAGATCGGAGGATCCTCATGACCGCGATCGACTTCGTCGCCATATCAATCCCAGTCGTGTTCGTCATCACGGGAGCCGTCTACCTTTACTACAGAGACCGCATGATCGATCGGCTCATCGATCTTTGCGGCTCGATTATCGACGAACACGACCAGCAAAAGAAGGCGCTCGGCGAACTGGAACGCACCGTCGAAAGCCTGCGAACCTCTACCAACAGTTATCGAGACCGCACCAAGGCAACCACGGACGGCCTCGATAAATGCTTGGGCGTGATCCACCGCCGGCAGAATTTCCTGCTGCGAGACAGTGCGAGCATCACGAGTCGCCTGAACCAAATCGAAACCGCCTTTTCCGCCTTCGCCGACGCCTTCAGCGAGCAGTCGGAACATCTGCGCCAAAAGCGCATAAACGGAGGAGACCAATGACCATCGTGCAAGCACAGCAAAAGTGGATTCGTGCAGCATCCTCAGTAGATGGGAAAATCGTCACAGTCGCCGGCTTGGAGTTTCTGCGATCGCCGATCGACCCCCAGGCGAATCGCGACGCATGGCTGGCCGACCGCCGGCACCGCATCACGGCGACCGACATCGCGGCCATCACTGGACTGTCGCCTTGGGCGTCGGAGGCCGACATCTACATGGACAAGCTCGGGCTTTCCGAGCCGCGCAAACCAACGCCCTCAATGCTCGAAGGCTTGCAATTGGAGTCGCAAGTCCTCGACCAATGGCAGGATTCCCAGCGAATCAAGATCGTCGAACGCGGCGTATACGCCTTGCACGCGGACAAGCCGATTTGTGCGGCCACGCTCGACGGGATCGCCGAAGACGGCACCATCGTCGAGGCTAAGACGATCAACCCTTGGTCGCCGTCTTATCGCGACCTCGGCGAAGAAGGCTCGGACGAAATCCCCGACGCCTGGCTCTGCCAAGTGAACTGGCAAATGCTGGTTACAGGCGCCAAGCGGGCCAGCGTCGCCGTGTTGGTGCGCGCGGAAGACCCGGAAGACGAACGGCTGTTGATCTATTACCTGGAACGCGACCAGCGGTTTATCGACAACCTCGTTCACGAAGCTTACCGGTTCGTCAATAAGCATTTGGTGCCACGGGTTCCGCCGCCACTACCGGAAAATGGTGACGGGCTTAAAGCCTTGTCACGCCTCCACCCGAACCGTGACGGTGAGGTGGAGTGGACCGACCGTTCTGAAGAATGGTCGATGGCCGAGTATCTCGAACTCAGCCAAAAAATCAAAGCCCTGCGCGAGCGGCAGGAAGCGATACGCTTCCGCCTCGCCGAAAAACTCGGCGATCGCGCTGAGGCGATCACGCCCGACGGCTATCGGTTCGTGGCCCGCCATGTCCGCCGCGCGGCCTATACCGTGCCCGAGTCGTGCTACACCGATTATCGGGTCTACGCCCCCCCGAAGAAGCGCAATTGATCAGAACACGAGAGGAGACACGAATGGCAAAAGACATGCGAAAGCAACACGGCAACGACAAGCCCATGGCGCTGAGAGTGCGTCAAGAGCTTGAGAAGCCGTCGATGATCGAACGCTTCATGAAGGCGGCGGGCACCTCCGGCCTCGATCCGAGGCAGCAAATCCAGGTCATTTCGACGGTCATTCACCACAATGAACGGCTCGGGGATTGCACGTTCCCCTCGATCGTCTCGGCCATCACCCAGGGCGTCGAGCTTGGGTTGAGCTTCAATCCTCGGCTCGGACAATGCTACCTGGTGCCGCGATACAACAAAAAGGTCAGTGGCCACGAATGCCACTTTGAAATAGGTTACCAAGGCATGGTACAACTGGCCTATCGATCCGGCCAGGTGTCACTCATCGACGCCCGGCTGGTGCGCGAAAAGGAAATGGAGTCCGGGCGATTCGAGTTACGCTACCAACCTGAGCTTTACATCCGCCATGAGCCGATCGTCTTCGGCGACGGCGGCGATGTGGTCGGCGTCTATGCCGTGGCCAAGCTCAAGACGGGCGAATGGAAGATCGTCACCATGAACCTCGACGAAATCGAGGCCGTGCACCGCATGGCCGAGAGTTACAAGACGGCGACGCGCTTCAATAAGGACGAGAGCGGGCCTTGGGTGGACTGGTGGGAGCAACAGGCGCTCAAGTGCCCGCTCCGCCGACTGTTCAAGTATATCCCCCACACGCCGGAAGTCGAATCGGCCATCGACGCGCACGACCAAAATTACAACGTCACTTCACAGCCCGCGTCAAAATCCCAGGCCCTGGCCGCTCAACTGGAGGCCAAGCGCCAAAGCGAACAACCCGAGCCGGCGGCCGACGAAGTCGTTGACGTGGAGCCGGAGCCGGAACCCGAGCCGGAGTCATCAATCAACCCGGACGATTACGGCGGCGGCCTAGAGGCGGAGGATGCACCGCCACAGCCGGAGCCCAAACCTAGGCCGAAGCCGGCCGGCAAAAGCCATGACAACGACCATATTCCGCAAGACCTTCTGACGGACTGACGCCTCTCATTCGGAGTCACACCGTGTACCTGCAATGGGGGCCGTGGCGTGCCTCGGGATGGCCCGGCCAAACTACGAGACGGCTTCAACCTGTTGGCGTCCGATCTGGATCGGGCGATCCAAATCGGCCGATTCGAACACGCGGAGGTGTACCTGCTCGGTCAGGCGCGGGAGGCCGCCTGGGTCCCCGGCCTGTTCGAAGGCGACCGTCAGCCCCGGCCGTTCCGCCTCAATCTGGCCGCATTGTCACGGGTGGCCTTCGATCGCATGACACTGGTCCGCGCCCGCAAGCGGCTGATCGCGTGCCAGGTGTTCCAACCGGACGAAGAAGAATGCGGCTGGCATTGGATCAACAAGGACTACGCGCAATGGCTCGACAAACACGGCCAATCACGATTCACGGTCGAGCAAATCGCCTGGATCGTGGCCGCCGGGCCAATGGACGGGCCGCGCGGCGGACAGCCCAAGAACAACGACAGCCCGCAAAACCAACCCGGCCGACGGCGACGGCGGCGCGGCATGTGGTCCAAATGGGAGGCTCCCGATGAGTGACCGACTGCCGCTTGTCAGCATCGATCGCAAAGAACTCCTTGAACAGGTCAACCTCTTGGCAGGCGTTACGCCGCGCCGCCCGGCCAACGATGCGACGCGATGTATCGCCCTGACGATCAATGAGCAAGACCTAACGGTCCTTCAAGCCACTGACAATGAGTGCTGGCTCACAACGAGGCTGCAATACGCGGCCGATGCCGCCTGTGAGTCGGCGATCGGCGAGACGCAGTTGATCCCGGCTCACCAGCTTCACGATCTTCTTCGACGTTCAAAAGCCGAGACGGTGGATCTCGAGCGCGTCGGCAACAATACTCGCATCGAGGCCGATCGGGCGAGCTTCACCCTGCCCTCGGGCGACCCAGACGAATTCCCGAGTCCTCCCGATCCGGATGTTGCGGCCGGTGGCTGGCTCTTGGATCCGGGTCAGTTCCGGCAAGCGATCCGCCGGACAACTGCGGCGACCGAGTCCAAAACAATACGTTATGCCCTCGCGGGCGTTCGCCTCGAATTCGGCGATGAGTCGTTCACCGTCGCCACCGACGGCCGGCGGCTGCACGTCCAAGAAATAGCAGCGGATCCCGGAGGATCGCCGCCGCCAGGAGCGCCGCTCATATTGCCGCTCAAGTCGCTCAGCCTGCTCGATCGCTGTCTTGCCATCCCAGGCTTTACACTCAGCGAAGCGAATTTGCATTTGCAATTTCCGCCCGGCCGCGCCCAGGCGGGCGTCATATTCGATTGCGGGAAATTTTCGTTACTGACTCGGAACGTCGAGGGCCAGTTCCCGCCCTGGCGTGAAATCGAACAGGCCGAAGCGGAGCGAGACGGTCCGGTTATTGAGTTCGAGGCCGGCGGCTTTCGCCGGGCCGTCGGTCAGGCGGCCGTGACACTGGACGAAACGAGCCGGGCGGTCGAAATCAATCTCGACTCCCTCGGTGACAATCTCATCGGCCTGCACTCTTCGGCCATCGGTGTCGGCGATTCCATGGTAATCCTCGAGGTTGGGGTCCTACGCGCGGGCAACCCGCCGATCGAGGACAGCGTCGCGATTGATTGTCGCCACCTGCGTGACATCCTCAATCCGCTAGCCGAGGACGCGACGGTTCGGCTCGACTTCTCAGCCGCGCCGAAACGAGTGGTCAAACTGATGACGGACGATGGCTTCCGGGCCTGCATCGCGCCTATCTTCAGGAGCGACTGACGTGACAACACAGGCGCGGCCGAACAACACGCGGCGTCAGCCCAAAGCGCAAACCTCCTTTTGGAACTGGTTTCGCCGACATGTCCACCAGTGCCCCAGCCCTAATTTCCCGGACTACGGCACAGAGGAATGGGCGAATTTCTTTCGCCCCTGGCAACGCTGGATCGAACGCGAGGCCATCACGGTCGAAGAGTTCGACGAAGCGTCCTGCGAACTGGCCGAGCGGCCACGCTGGACGCCCAAGACCGAGAAGCGCCCGCCATACCGACCGACGGACATCGCGTTACACCTGACAGAGATGGCGTCAATCGTCGATCGGCACCGAACACGGCGGCGCAGTGAATCGACCGAACAGCACGATGACACCCACTTCGTGCTCGGACAGCGACTCAGCCGCGAGCAAGTGCTATGCCGGGCCGGCCGGCTGGCCCAGCGGCTCCGATTCAAGGCGCGTGAGCCCCAAGAACGCCAGCGAGAACTCTGGGATAAAGCGCGGCGGCGGTTCCAGTCGCGCGCCAAGCTGCCAAGCTCGCCGTACTGGCTCGAATGCGAAGTCTTCCGCCTGGCCGGATATCCGCCCTGGGAGGAAGAGTTTCGGCCGCAAGACATCGAGTCGGCCATCGCGCTGTTGGAATCGGAGGCGGGAAACGTCCCCCCGCCCGAACCATCATCGGAAGAGACCGAACAGGGCACCGACATTCAGGGAGACTTAGCATGAACAACCGCGAACTGTTTCACCACAAGCCGACGGAGCGACTGTCACACAAGCTCTTCGATTGCCTGGCGGAGGCCAGCCAAACCAACAACTGGAGGAAAGCCATCCTGCTCGCCAGGGCCGCCGAATTGCTGACGGCCATTGATTTCAAGGCGTCACAAGAACAGTCCCGCGCGTTTCAACGGGCCACATTCACGAATGGCAACTAACAGGGGGAATGCCATGAGCGGGTCCGAAGCCGTCCGCCGCCTCATCGCCCAAGGCTTTCGCGATCGCGACAAGATCAGAGTCGAGGCCATGCGCCGCTACGGCGTCGAGGTTTCACACGCACTCGTCATCAGTTGTCTGTTGCTCGCCAAGCCCGGCGCGCCGAACAGACGCCGGGAGTACGTCCCCGTAACACGGCTCACGATCGACTGACCTGATGGGAGGCGCATCATGCCTTGGTCGTTCGAACAGGGAGAGTGGCGCTGGGTCCCCAGCCGCGAGCAAATCGCGGCCGAAGCCGCGCGCATCAAGGCCGAGAACATGGAAAAGAAGCGGGCGTCGCCCGGCCCCAAGGGCCTCGTCGCGAGTCGCCCTAAACGGGAATACAGGCTCCTCGTTCCGCGAACCAACACCGGCCGGGCTTTGGACCCAAGACCCTTTTTCGGAGATTGATCGGTGGCCGATCCCTCGTGGAAACAATTTGAGCGTCGCGTGGCCCGCGACCACGGAGCGGAACGAAACCGGCTGAGCGGCTCCAGCGGCTGCGCGGATCAGTCCACCTCCGATTCGACCTCCACAGTCTTTTATGTGGAGGCGAAATACAAGCGAGACGGCTGGCCGATCTACAATCACTGGCGGGAAGTGGCGCAGTCCGCAAACTGGAAGGCGGAATCGCGCGGCCATGGGAAGCCCACCTCCAGCCCTACGTTAGTCCCGCTTTTGTGCTTGGAAGATCGGCACGACGAGCAACAAGGAAGCGTTTATGTCGTTCATTCGTCGAGCCTTGGTTCACTGCTCAATCCCGCCCGCACCGCCGCGTTAGCGTCGGCCCCCGGCGCCCGCATGATCTGGCGGCTGGTCAGTCGCACGCAGTTGCATGGCGGCCGGGAGAAACGCATCCCCGTCGTCGCCCTCGGGGGCGGAAATCGGCCGGGCTACCTTGTCGCCGTCCATAGCGACGACTGGCGGCGCTACGCCGCCGCCATTGCGCGCATCCAAAACGAGATCCGTGGGATTACAGCATGAACGACTTCAAGATTTTACAGGATCAGGCCAATGCCGCGGTCGAACACGCGCGTAAATCGTTCGAAGGTCAACCCGACACGCCGACAAAGGAGGCCGTGCTGAAACTTGTCTATTTCGCCAAATCTCGGCTGGATCTCGCGGCGCAATTGCACGCTGATGGGGTCGAAGCGGCCTACCAGGCGGGCCGCGCGTCGGTCCTTCACAGCTTCTACGGCGAGCGTGACAACTGAAACCCCGGTTCGTGTTATTGGAGGAATCAGTGGATCGCCTAGTCAAATGCCGCACTTGCGATGAGGTCGAATACATGAGCGACCTCAACCTCTGCGTGGCGTGTGAATATAAGTACTGCCACGATTGTAGCGAATGGGTGTGCAACCCCGAGGACGAGACTGACGGGGAATATATGTGCCTCGAATGCATCGACGAAGAAATCCGCCGAGACGAGGAACTCAACATAGGAGGACAATCGTGACCGCCAAGCCCATTGTCAAACTCCCCGAGGTTGCTGTGGAGGAGTTACTCAGTCGCGGCCCGTGCTGGAATGAAAACAGGGTCCGGGCCGCACTGAGCGGCCGAGAGCGCTGGACGGCTCTAGATATCCTTGCGGCTCCGGACAAAACCATCCCTCCCGACGCCAAGCTGTGGGTGGTGCTCCACCCGCAATTTTTAAGCGCAAACCTGATCGAGCTGATCGCCTGCTGGTGCGTCCGGCACACACCCTTGGGTGACGGGCGCACCGTCTGGGACTTGCTCACCGACGAGCGGTCACGGTTCGCGGTCGAAGTGGCCGAACAGTACGCTCGGGGGCA